ACATGCTGTTCCAACAAATACAAATTTCCTAATATTATGAACCCTTGCTTGTTCCACAAGGTTTAATCCCATGCTCATATTAGCATAAAAAAATCGGCCAGGATTTGCCATATTAGCACCAATACCACCAACCTCTGCTGCTAAATGTACTACTATATCTGGTTGATGATCTTCATAAAGTTTAATAACATTAGCTTCTTTTGTAAGATCAATATCTGCTTTTCTTGGTATTACTATTTTTGTAGGATCAAATCCTGCCTCTAGTAATTTTTTTACCACCGACTGACCAAGAAATCCAGCACCACCTGTAACTATAACCTTATCTTGAAGCATAGAATTTTTCCTTTTCTGCTAATTGTAAATCGTTTTCGATCATAATTTTAATTAGATCATTGAATGATGTGTTGGGCTGCCATCCTAAAACTGATTGTGCTTTGCTTGAATCTCCTAATAGAAGATCAACTTCTGATGGTCTATAATAAATAGGATCAACAGAAACATAATCATTATAATTTAAATCTAATGAATTAAAAGCAATTTCACAAAACTCTCTCACAGAATGAGTTTCACCTGTGGATATAATATAATCATCAGCATTATTTTGTTGCAGCATCGTCCACATAGCTTCAACATAGTCCTTAGCGTATCCCCAATCTCTTTGAGCGTCTAGATTGCCTAATAATAGTTTATCTTGTAATCCTAATTTAATTCTAGTTGCTGCTCGGGTAATCTTCCTAGTAACGAAAGTCTCACCCCTTCTTGGACTCTCATGATTAAACAATATTCCGTTACATCCAAAAATATCATAACTTTCTCTATAATTAATAGTAATCCAATGACCATATAATTTAGCCACACCATAAGGTGATCTTGGATAAAATGGAGTAGTTTCTTTTTGTGGAGTTTCTTGCACTTTACCAAACATCTCTGAACTTGATGCTTGGTAAAACTTTATAGATTTATTTAAATCTTCTTTGATATCTCGCACTATTTCTAATATGTTTAATGTGCCTATTGATACAGAATTTGATGTGTAAACAGGCTCTTGAAAACTAACCTTAACATGACTCTGTGCTGCAAGATTATAGATTTCGTCTGGTAAAATCTTTCTAATTATTCTTGATAAACAACTACTATCAGTAACATCACCATAATATAGATTTAAATCTTTATGGATATGATCAATTCTAGTGGTTGGAAAATTACTGGTTCTTCTTATAATACCATGAACTTCATAACCCTTATTCAGCAATAACTCTGCTAAATAGGATCCATCTTGGCCAGTAATCCCCGTAATAAATGCTTTCATTGTAAGATAGCTTTCTTTTTTAAGAAACTATAAACCTCATTACATTGTTCTTCTATAGTCATAATAGTATTATTCAATACAAGATCAAAGTTAGATTGATTATAATTATTAGCATCTAATGCAGTTTCACTAGCATGATCAGAATTATATGGATTACGATTTAATTTAATAACAATACCACCAGCACTTCTTATAGACTCTACTTCGTTAGGAAATCTACAATCTGCTATAATGGCTAAATCCATATTCTCTTTCATAATTTTATTAATTGTAGCATTTACCCAAACATCATGATACATATTTCGTAGTATGTCTGTGCCCACTACTTGCATAACTTCCCTGGCTGTTAGATATTTATCCTGCCACTTAATATGTGTTAGAGTATTTTTCTGTAAATCAGAACCATAACATTGCTCATAAGATAAACCAAGAATATTCATACAAATATCTTTTTTAAGAGGGTCAGCAAAATTATATATCTTACACGAGTGGGATAGTTGAAAATCTCTAAAAACAAGATTTTCTATATACCACGAACATGTGGTTTTGCCTGATTGTTTGCGTCCCGCAAATGCTATAATTTTTGTCATGTTATTCTCTGTAAATAGGTTTTAATTTCATCATTTATCTCTTCACTAGTCATTTCCCCAATATCTGGTTTGCTAATATTTGGGATGAATACTCTGTAAGTGTTTTGACATTTGATTTTAATTTGATCTGCGGCTTTTCTACCAGCCTCATCATTATCTGTTAAAATAACCAAACTCATAGCACCAGATGAATCTAATAGAATTTTTTGGCGATCACTCAAAGAACAACCAAACATTGCAACGCTATTATGAATTCCGTTTTCTTCTAATCTCCACACATTACCAGGACTCTCAACTATAATAGCAACACCAGTCTTTAAGATATGTTCTTTAGCAAACCAAAAATTGTAAAGATGGTTTTGACTTTTAAAGTCTTTATTATGTTTCCATTTACAATACTTCCATATATCATCATTATGAGGACATGAATTTTGTGGATCATGAAATCCTTTGCAAGTCTCACACTTTTCATATATACTACGTCCAGTGCATCCTACCATAAACTTATAATTATTATCATAAATTGGCACAACAACACGATTTGTCATTTCTTTATTTGGAGATGAACAAAAACCAACATCATATTTTTCCAATATCTCTTTGGTATAGTGTCTATCAATAAAATACTGTGCTGGTATATTTAAAGACTTAACTATTTGAGATCTTGTAATTTGTGGTGCTTCTGGTTGACTATTATTATTTAAATAACCAACCATGCTAGTAAATTGCTTTTTATCTCTATCTGCTCTGGAGATTTTAATATTGCTAAAATCTTTATTGATTAGACTCAAAGCATATTCTACAGCCTCCTGAAATGAACATGATTCATCTCCATCTTTTTTCCACCCATACTTTTGATTGGAAATAATACCACGAATAAATCCTAGAATAGATCCTTTAAAAATATTTTCACAATTATGAGTTCTGCATTTCCAATTACCACGATATGTATCACCCTCTGGATACAAATTTAATGCTGATAGATTGTCTCCATCATGAATTGGGCAGGCCATTGTGATCATCTTGCCGTTATTTTTATAATCTAAACCAAAAGCATCTAATAAGGATTCGATATTATCACATACCTCATCACATACTATCTTTAACTTGGCCTGATCATTCAAATGGGATTTCTTGGTCTTCATTGTTTTCATCTACGATAAATCCTTCGTCTCCAATTTTATTGTTATTCATTAATTCTAATCTGGTCTTACCCTCACTAATTTTTGCACACCAGCCCTTCATGTGACAATTAATATAATCATTGTCATCTAATCCTCCACCGTGACGGCTAACCAATGGCAATAATTTTCGATTACCATTAGTTGGACCATCCTCTGCCATTTCATCATCTGCTTTTCTCTTAAAAATACTAAAATTACTACACAACCAAATAATTCTATCTGAACCACTTGCCGTGTCAGTACTCTCTTTAGTTATACCATCTCTATTTAATTGTACAAAAGCCAAGATTGGAATCTGATATCTAACAGCAAAATTATGCAGTGCGGTCATCATGAATCCTAATACTTGATATTCTTTCATATCTTGACTAATCCCAGCACTATCCATAAGTTTAAGATAATCATAAACTATTAAACACTGTTTTGCTGTGCCATCATCATTTAATCCTACTTCCTTAACCAACCATCTTCTCATTAATGATAATTGTTCTTCAAATGGTTTTCCAGCAATTGTTTTATAGAAAATAGGTGTAGATTTTAATTCTGCTGATGCTGTTAATATCTTATTTCTTTGGTCTGGAGATTCTGCAAATTTACCAGTTTCAATGGCCGAAATTTCAGTCTCAGTCTTCATTGCCAATACTCTGTTAATATGATCCTTCACATTCATCTCAGTATCCATATTTAAAACAGGAATACCAAGTTTAGCAATATTATGACCCATATTATCTGCTAAAAGAGTTTTACCAGTTTTGGGTCTTGCTGCTATTACATTAACAGTACCCTTTCTAAAACCTCCACCAATAGCCTGATCATAAACTGGGAACCCAGTTGGAATACCAATTTGATCTATAGGATTCTCCACCAAATCTGTAATATACTGATCAATATCTTTACCAATATGAACAGGATTATTATCACTATCATTTAGCAAAGAAGAGAAATTAAATATCGCATCTTCTGCAATACCTAATATGTTAGCTATTGGCTCACTACCATTAATCTCCAATATCTTATCTTGAGCCTGTTCCAACTGCTTTCGTAAGAGTCTTGCAATTTCAAGTTTACGAATTTTAGCAGCAAACTTGCGAACATTCTCCAAACTAACTGGAAAATCAATTATGGCTTTTAGATGTTGAGTTTCTTCTTTTTTTGCTAAGATATGAGAAACGCCAACCTCTTGTGCGGCAGAATAAATTGATGGGATATCAATCTTAGGCTTCTGCTCATTATCACACAAAGACTTTAAACATTTAAATATTACAGCATTACTATCAATTGTAAAAGATGATTCTTGGACTATATCAGCAATATCCAAATAAGCATCTTCACCAAATTTACAAATACCGGCTAATACTGCTCTTTCAGCAGCGGCGTCACATAGAATCATTTTTTATCCTGCGGATGATGAACATTTATTACACTTATATCTGTCAACAGATTCAATCAATGATGGACAGATGGCCTCTTGTCTACCACATACCCTACATTGTATGTTGATCGGGGTGTAAGGTCTATTTCTTGGCACTGGTGCCATCTTGGCTAATTTTTTATCAATAGCAGTATCCTCTTTGTGCATTCTTGCTTCTGGCATATCATCAAATTTATTTTCTTTGACAGCTTTGGTGGTTTTAGCATTTTTAGTTTTTGGGGATTTAGTTTTCTTTTTTTGTTGAGACGATTCTTCCTCAATATCATTACTAAGACCCTTTTGTAAGATCGCTATTAGTGCTTTGATATCATCATTATCAAGACCCATGTTTCACCTTTGTTTTCTGTACAGATAAAATTATATCAGATAAATTTTTCACACCATTGGCTAAATAAGAAAGTCTATCTGATCGCTGTTTAGCATATACTTTTATTTTATTCAATGATTGGGCTTTGTCATTATGTTTTATTGCTTGTCCAGCTTTTTCCACATATCCATAACCTTTATAATTATTTAATTCATCCGCTATAGTTTCTTTAATAACTTCATCGGCCCAATTATATCTTGCAATCTCTCGATTTATGGTTCTTTGAATATGAAATGAATATTGTGCAAGTCTGTAGGCTATCTGGGCACAATCTTCTGGACCTAATTTTTCAATAGCATCTCTATTCATTGTGATATATTGATTAAGTTCATCAGATGACATTGTATCATCTTTATATGCTGGTAAACCAATAGACTGCTCATATTCGTCTAGGATATCATCCCAATATTTAATTTCTTCTTTAGATGTTTTATGCATTTTTAATTCTTTCATTCCATATATCTTGTTCTTCATCAAAAGCTAATACAATATATTTAATACCATTAAGTTCGCACCATTCTTGTTTTTCTCTGTCTCGTTTTTGAGACTTTAAAAAATTAAGCATATTAGAATGATAAAATGGGACAAATTTATAATGTTGTTCGCCATGAACCTCAAAGCATAGTTTCTTTAATGGTAAATAAAAATCTAAAAATAATGTTTCGCTCTTCTTTAGAGGAATAGGAACTTCTTCTAAAATCTGAAGTGTTGGAAAATTATTGGTAATCAATGATCTTGCGGATAGATGCAGTGATGACCTGTGATCTGTTTTACCATGAGCCATATTACCTGTCAAATGCCAATTATGACTGATACCATCTAAATCCTTAATATTCATTTAATTCCCATGGTTGTCTTAATACTAGAAACTAATTCATTATATGCTTTTTCATTTTCTAATAAATATTGTCTAACTTTTTCTGTGCCTTGAAATTTAGGCTTATCGGCAACACCTATTAATGTATACCAAGCACCACCCTTATGGATTAGGCCAATATCAGATGCTAAACATATAGCTTCCATATATTTATCAACACCTTGACCATATCGAATATAACTAGTAATATTTCCTCCCGGTGGGCCTAGTGCAGAGCATATAACTTGCCATTCAATTTCTTGACCAATTTGGGTGCTGTCTGCACTTAAAAGCCAAGGCTTGAAGGTCTTGGCCCGCAATTTAATATCTGTCTGATATGCAATTGCCTGACCGCTCTTTTCTTTGAATTCAGCACCATACCCTGTGGGGTTTCCCATAAGGTGAGTGATACCAATAACAATATTTTTATTAACAGGAATAACATTTGCCACCTTACGACAAAACTTAGCCAATAACTTAGCACCATCTGCTCTTTGCATCTTATCCATCTCACTAGTAATTTCAGCTTCAGTACATAATGCAGAATAAGAATCTATAATTAGCACAGACCCTGGGATCTCATTAATAATTTTCTCAGCAATCTGCAAGTATTCTTCTGCATGAAGAATTTTACCTTGTTGACTACCAATCACATGAAATCTATCCAGATTTAATCCGGGTATACCTTCTAGATCACGCTTTTTCAATCGACCTTCAATATTT